AGGATAACCAATATCAGGATTATTTTTTAATTGCTCAAATAACTGGCGGCCACCTTTGCCGGCTTGAATTATACCGTCTGCCGCTCCGCCAGAATAAGATATTTTAATCTTATCAATTTTCTCATCAATTAAATCAATAATTTCTTGTTCAGTATGATTATCTAACCAATCTTCCTGTGCTTGTTTTTTCTTCTGGTCAAAAATATTATTTAAATCATATAACCAAGATAAGTCCATACCTATCTCTTCATTATATAATCTAAGTAATGTCATCTTTTTTAAACGGTGGTAATAATAATTAAATGCGGCAACCTGTGAATTTTCACTTATCTTTTCAAGATATTCTGACCCACGATTGGCTTTATATATGGCTAATTTTTTTGGTCTTGATTCAAGATAATCTTCTATATTAGCAGAAGATATTTTTCTAACACCTAATTGATGTAAATTATATATACTACCAAAAATAACTTTATGAAAATCTTCTATAAAATCATCAAGAGTAAAAGTATATTGTTCATCTTCTAATATCTAAGGATTTTGATACACACTACCTATAATTTGAATTATTGCTGATGTATCTGTATATCTAACTTTACTCATTTGTTACCTCAATTGTATAGAAAAATTCACTATGTGAGCCTACATCAATCCAAGTCTTTTTATTATTATTTTCATCTTTCCATGTTCTATAATAATATATAATAAACTTATGTGGCTTATTTTCATTACACTTATTGATAAAATCGTTAATATTCTTTATAACACGAGTTTCTTCACAAGTAGCAATAAGAGTATCGTTTTCAAATCTGTCAGAAAAATATAAATTTACCATATTATTCATCTCCTAAATCTAAAAGGCGGGGAGCAGGTCTTGTGGGTTTAGGAGGTACAATATTGAACTCAATAACCTGCTGCCGCATTTGCTTGTTACTATTTTGATACTGTGTTGTATATAACTGTTGATAATATTTTCTTACATCTTCATATATATAAGGAATAATACCAATTCCGCCATGACCTTCTTCTAAATTACCGTGATTAATATTATAGAACCAATGCAAACATCCTGTCATACCACTCCAAGTATAACCGTATTGTTTTATAAAATTTAAGGCTTGTCTATTAATCATTACATAATTATAATCTGGCCCGTATATACTTTTTACACATTTAAAAAAATTCTCTTTATCAATTTCCTCTTGTTTAACACTATCGTCTTGAGACTCTGCACACTCTTTATGAGCATATCTTCGTGCTCCTACTTTAACAAAAGGTTCTTTATCTCGGTCAAAAGTCTTTCCGCAATAAAGACATTTTACCATATGTACAGCCATTTTATTTCCTCATTTTTTATTTTTATTATATCATTTTTTTTATAAAAAAACAAGGTAGTGATTTATATCGCTACCTTGTTTCTAATTATTGTCTATCTTTAAATAATTCTTTTAAATCAAAAACGATTAAAGATAGCTGTTCTGTTTGGTCTCTTGTAATATTAGCAATCTTTTTACCTTTACCTAAATATTTATCGGTAATTTCAGTAATATAAGGTGCGTAATGTATTTCTTCTTCTTTTGATAGAGATGATAAAAGTTCACGACATTGTGCATAAAGATCGTCAAAATTAACTTCTGTAGAATAAATACTAACGTTTCTTTCATTAGTAATAAATTCTTTTCCAGTATATTTAGCTTCTTCATCTATTGCCTTATTTAAACTATCAACAAGAGAATCATAAGAAAAATTAACTTCTGGCTACATATATTTAAAACGAGATCCACAATCAATTGTGCCATCAAGAGAACGTAAGGTTAGAATTCTTTTAGGTTCGCCATCTCTAATTGTAAGATGTGCATAACCATAAATATCAACCATATCTTTAATAATTAAATTATAACTATTACCAAGAGTAGGAACAATTTGGTTATATTCTGTCCCATCTTGTCTTTTAAAAGTTTTATCTTTATCATGGGAAATAAAAAGTACAGCGTATCCCATTTGAGTTACTTCTCTAAAAGTATCTTCTAACTATCGTTTTACTCTTGACCACCCCTGACCATATGGAATTTGATTAAGTGTATCAACTCCTGCTTGTGAAATAATATATTTCTAACATGCGGCAGCTGCTATGTCAATTGTATCTACAATAATAGAATGAAACAAATCTTTAACTTCTGGTTTCTTTAAATCTCGTAGAATTATTTTCATATCTGCCCAGGTTGTAACGTCCTGTGCATATACATTTGGTAAGGCATTATAACCCTTCTAAAAAGCTAAAATAAGAGCACCTGGCATTTGACTTCCAAATGTCGTTTTACCAATTTTACCAGGGCCATATATATAAGTAATATAACCACTTAAATCTCTACTGACTTTATGTGGTTGAAGTTTTGTTAAATCAATCATGTTTTCTCCTTTACTATTTTCTTATTTCATACTCACAGTAAACACAAATAACATAGGGAAGGTACCTTCCCTATGTTATCATTTTTATTACCAGTTAGGCATACCGCCAAAATTAAAAGTTCCTTGAGGGATATTTCCCATTGCATTAGATGCAGGCATTGCCTGAGGAGCAGATGCCGCCCCAGCATTTCTCTGAGCGTAATATGCTTTTGCGTTAGCCTTAATTTCTTCCAGATGAAGGTTTCTATCTGTAAGAGCTTTATTTACTTCTTCTTTTGTAATTGTTTCTTCAATATCAAAAACATAAGGCTGAGGCTGTGCCCATGTAATAACCCATTCTCTTTCTTGATGAACGGAAGAATCAACAATTGTTCCACCAAAAGCATTTTCCATTACCTTATCAATCTTAACAGTAGTATTAATAATTTCTCCCATAACCTTGGTATAAACAGGATTACTTGTAGAAGCATTAAGACCAATAAAATAATTTACTGAACCAGGTGCTTTAGAATCTTTTGCAATTAAAACAACAGGTAAAATTGCATTTTTAAAATCGAATACATATGCTTTAATTCTAACGAAATCTTCTGGAATATGATTGTCAGGATCCGCAGGAACTACAGTAGTATCATAAATGATAGTATCAAAAGTAAACTTATTTCTTGCGTTTTCAACAGGATTTAAATCAGAAATAAAAGTTACAAAACCACCTTCACTTCTTTGTCGTGTTACAAGCTGGTCTCCACCCTTAGGGTAAAAATCATTAAGCGCAAGAGAAGGTTCTACTCTTAATTTTTGTGCGCCTTCTTTTCCAGAATTAACCCAAGTTTTTCCGTTTTCAATGATTTGTTTTAAATTAACAAATGTGCTATTAATAGCATTTGAATTTGTAAATTCTTTTACAAAGGTATAATGTACCGGGATTACATTTAAACCTTCTTCATCTGTAGCAATAAAAATTTCTCCTGAAATGAAATCAATACCATAATTAGATGAATTTTTATTAGTTACTTTCTTCATTTCAAGTTTATGGTCATAAAGTCTTCCTTCAATTTTCTAAGCATTAATATTTTTTCTCATGTTTTTCTCCTAATAATTTTTTATTTTTTCTTTTTACTTCATATTAATATTATATAATAAATTTTTATAAAAATCAAATTTACTGATTAAACAAAATTAATTCCTCGGCATAAGGTAAAGTTTTTACCCAATTACAAAAATCTTGACTCCATTCAGTAAGTTTATGATTTTTACGTTGTCCATACATATTTCGTAAAGTTTCATAATTACAAGTCCAAGTTCTAGTCTGTAACCATCCTTCTGGAAGCCAGCGAATAAGTTCTTTCCAATATTTTTTATCTTTTGTTTCAAGATATTTTTGACGTAGTGTTTCAAGGTGAGGAATTACTAAAGTCTCATAAAAACTTTTTATATTCGATGCTGTTCCTTCTCCCATGTTTGCTGCATCTCTATCATAATCGTCAGTTTCAAAACAATCAATAGTAATAGGTGTAGAAGCTAATTTGTGCATTGTTGATGTTGAGTTAGCAACTGTAGCCACTTTATAAGTGTCCATCTACTTCCACCAATATAACGGTGCTGTTATGTCAACAGAAACAAAAATTTGACGAAGAAATTTTCTATCGCTTGAGCCAGCTTTAATCATACGTTGAGCAAGGTCTAAATCTTTTGGACCTAATAAAGCTAAATCAAAGATTGTTGTTCCATTATCATCTTCTGATAAAATACTATTTTTTATGAGCCAATCTATATAACTATCTTCTAATCTACAATATTCAAGACTTCCATCTTTAATTGTTTTTTGATTATTTTTTTCTGCTTTAATATTATAATCAGTTATCCATTCATGTGCAACTAAAAGAGTTGTGTCATAACTGTATTCTTCAGGGTACATTCCAAAACTACTATCACTTTTTTCCCAACTTTCAAGAGGATTACGTAATCCGCGAAATGCACCTTCAAAATTCATAACTTTAGTGTTCTAAAACTTCATTATTTATTTCCCTTCGTCACGTTTAAACCTACTTTGTTTGATTGATACATCTAAATCCAAAATCTTTCTTTTTCATTTAATTTATCACGAGTACATTTCTAAAGAATTTCAAAAGTAAAATTCCATACTCCATATTTCTGCATATTATTATAAAGTTTATTCGTTGCGGAAGCATCTATTCCAAGACCACATTTTACATGCTGTTTCCATCTATCTGCAACATTAACACTTTGTCCAATATATATGTCTCCAGTTTGTTTATTAGTAATTTTATAGATTCCACAAACTGATCCAGAACCTAATACACGATTACATAAATCAGTAGTAGGTTTCATTATAAAAGCAGACCAAATAATTTTAGAAACAATAGAAGGGTCATTAAGTTCTTTTTTCCAGTCTTGAAGATTTGAAATATCATTAATTTGTTTTTCAGATATTTTTATACGATAAAAAGATATTTTATCCTATTCTTCTTGCTATCTAAGACGCGCGGCGGTTGCAGCCTAATATACAGATTTAAGCTAGGCTAAATCAGATTGAATCTAATTCCGCTCCCTCTATATTTTTCCTATCTATTGATATAGTTGATTTTTCATTTCTATCTACTATTGACGAATAGACTAATGAAAATCCTAACGATGTTTTATTCGTTGTTCTTCATAGTTCTGCTCTATTTGCTATAACTCATTTTGACGAGTTTTCTTCTTAGTATCTAATATAGTTTGTTCCTATTGTTGTAACTGTTTTAACTATAAAAGTTTATTTTGTTTATTAATAATCTATTGATTTAAATTAGATATTTTAATCTATTTACTTTCTATCTATTCTTTTATATTCTATTTTTCTTTTTTTAATGCTATTTCTTGCTATTTTAATTGCCGCACCTTATTAAATAAATAATAAGCAAATATAAGCACTATAAAAAAGAAAATTATTAAAGATGCCTATCCTATCATAATATTAAAGAACGGGTTAAGTGTAAAAACTTAACCCGTTATAAAAAATAATTATTCATCCGCTTCGGGGTCAAAATTGCGGCCAGATTCAGTTAATTTAACAAACTTAACAGATTCATGCTTAATATTTCCGTCTTTTCCTTCAATTTCAAGTTCACCTTCAACTCTTGTTGCAAGAGGATCCTTTACTTTTTCATCTCCTACTGAAGTGGTATGTCTTACCAATGCTCCTGTGATAATACCATTCACCTGACGAGGATCTAAATCCAGAGCAGAAGCAATATCCTTCGCTGTAATATTCTCTTCTTCATGCTGTTTAATGTAATTAAATACTGCTGTTGTATTAGGTTTAAATTTTGCCATTTGTTTTTTCTCCTTTGTTTTAAATATTTTTACAATGTTTTATACTATATTATCTTATATTTATATTATCTTCCTTTAAAAAAGGTAAGTACAATATCATTTAATTCATATAATTCAGGAACAGATAAACTATTAATAATACTTTCAATCTATCTTTTATTTTCCTAAACATTCTATTTTTGTTTTATAGCTTCTTCTGCCTAAATAACCTTAGTAGCTAATAATCTAATATCTTTTTCATTTTTCATAATTTTATTATATCAAAAATTTTTCAATTAATCAAGTCAATAAGTTGTTGTTCTGTAATAATCGGGATATTTAATTCTTTTGCCGTTTTATTTTTACTAGAAGTGGAATTAACATCATTATTTACGAGATAGTTAGTTTTTTTAGATACCGATCCCGTAACTTTTCCGCCATTATTTTCGATAAAATCTTTTAATTCATTTCTATTTTTAAATTTAATAGTTTTACCCGTGATGACAAAGATTTTATCCTTTAGTTTTTTATCTTCTTTCTCTTGTTCTTCAGGAGTAGAAGATATAATTTCAACTATATAATTATCAAAGATATTATCGGCTTCTTTATAATCGAAAGTGGTAAGAGTTTTTATCATAACCTCACCAATACCTTTGATATTATAAAGTCTATCATCTTCATCTGGGAAATCAACAGCATGTCTAAATCCATTATATGTATGATATACTTTAATCAAATCCTCTGAAGCTACCTTACCTATCTGCGGAATACCAATTGCCGCAATAAATTTAGACGCTGTACAGTTTTTACCTTCTTCTATTGCTGTTAAAATTTTATCAACAGAAGCTATACCAAAACCTTCTTTTTCAATCCATTCATTTCGATGCTCTTGTAATTTAAAAATATCTTCTAAAGAATTAATCCATCCCCAATCAATAAGTTTCTCAAGAGTCTTTTCAGATAATCCTTTTATATCAAGCCCCTTCTTGCCACAAAAATGGTCAAGACGATTAATTAATTTACCTGAACACGCAGGATTTGTACAATAAAGAACTTCACTATCATAATCTTTTCTTATTTCAGTAGGACTTCCACAATAAGGACATACTTCAGGAATAGGAATTAATGGAACATTATCGGGTTTATTTATTTGAACATAAGCTACTTGTGGTATAATTTGATTTGCTTTATAAATATAAACCCTTTGCCCTGGGAAAGCTCCTTTCATAGTGTTTTTCATAACAGAAATATTATGAAGGCTTGCTCTATTACAAATAGTTCCATCAATTTCAATATCATTATAAACTAGTACAGGAGTTAATTGACCTGTTCTTCCCATTGTCCATTCAATATCTTTCACTTCTGTTTCATATTCATCATCGTAAAATTTATAAGCGATACCACCTTTAAAGTGATGGTCTGTTCTACCTGCCGCATCATATTCTGCAATATTATCATACTTAAAAACAATTCCATCAATAGGATAATATCTATCTGTAGACCTAGCTTTTATGATATATATAGCATTATTAAGAGAAAGATTACTAACACTTTCTTCTCCAGAAAAAGTTGCATCCCAAGGGACCACATTAAAACCTAAAGGTTTTAATAATCTTAATTTTGCAGATAGTTTTGTAATAGGAAACTCATCAGATATATTATTTAAAAAACAATCCCAAGCCACAAAAGTAAGATGTCTATTTTTACATTCTTTAGAATCA